CTTCTACAATAAATATTTGACCGTTTAAATCAAAATTACCAACATAGCTATAGTCGTATGGATTTCCACCTGTTGGTGCATAGGGTAAAACAATACTTCCTGGATTCATATAAAATCCAGTTGTACCTGGAAGTCCTAGAGTGGTTACATACTTCTCTTGATTCTTTTTATTAAATTCTGTAGAATTATCTTCTAATAATGTAAATGGATTGATCCAACTATTAGCTAAAAGAAGCAACCAAAAAGAATTAGGATCTTCATATAACTTTGATGATGCTTCTATTAAAGTAGTTTTTGAATCAAATTCAAATTCTTTTTTAGAAACTAAATCAAAATTAAATTTATAATAACTAAAAAAATCACTAATGGTATAGGTACCATTTGTTGTTTCAAAATTACGTTTTGGTAACTGATCAAAATATTTCATAATTATCCACCATAACCAAAATAATAATCTGAAATTTCAGATTTAGACCAAGTTGCATTAGCTTCTGGCACATATGTACCTGTTTCAAATTCTGTAAAGTTTAATCCAAGTAAAATTGCAGAAGATCGTAGATCTGGTAAATAACGAACAATTGGATCTCCATAATCAGCGTGTTTGACAACTATTCCGGTAAGTACACATGGAAGAGGTTCACCAAACCAATCAGCAGTTCCGTTTTGATCAAAATCACCACCACCAGATTGTCCATAGGAATTCCGTAGTACACTAATATTCCATAATCTCTGTGGATAACTACGTTCTGGTAATCCAGTTGCTACTACAGGGTATGAGCCTTTACGAAAGCTTCCAACAATATCTGAAACTGTTATTGATTCTTCACGACTTTTAGGTGTAAATAGATATTCAAAATAATAACTTTTTCTTGCTTCAGAAATCATAGTAAGTTCAGTAACATTGCTAAATCTTCTATATGTGTCTGTTGCATATTGCCTTTCTGCAAAGAAACTGATTGGTTGCATTACTCTAGAATATAATGTTCCAAAGTTCTCTAAACCCCCACTATTTGCTGCTCCTGCCATAGAAATGACAGGTCCTACCGGATTTTGACCTTCACCAAATTGGTGGATTATACTATATCCTGGTTCTTTTGGCATAGGAAGCACCATACGAACAAGAGAACGAGATATGATACTATCTCGGGTTCTTTCAAAGTTCTTCAATGAGTAGTTTGCTACATCAAAACAGAGCTGTAGAGGAACTTCATTTTTTGAAGCATTTGAAAGGGGATAGATATAGGTTGAAGGCATTCTTATAATATTTATAAAATATCATAAATATTTTAAATGGCATATAGAACACAATTTTTTCCGCAAAATAAACAAAAATATATTGGTGATTCTCAAAAAATCATTTGTAGATCTTTATGGGAACGAACTGTCTGCAAATTTTGTGATGACCACCCAAGTATTATGAAATGGTCATCTGAAGAAATTGCCATTCCATACTTTCACCCAATCGACAATAGAATTAGAAATTATTATCCAGATTTTTTGATTCAGTTTCAACAAAAAGAAAAGGTATGTTTGTGGATGGTTGAAGTTAAACCAAAAAAACAAACAATATTAAAAGAAAATGCATCTAAAAATGAAAAATATACTTGGGTAGTCAATAATGCAAAATGGGAAGCAGCCAAAAATTATTGCACTAAGAATAATATTGAATTTAAACTTCTAACAGAAAAAGAGTTATATAACAAATGTCATCTTCACAAAATTTAAATAATATTGAAACTATAAAAACCTATTTGGATATCCATCAAGGTCTTCAAAGAGCTAACAGGTATTCAGTTGTAATAAAAAATATAGCATCAAACGGTGGTGCTTTAATATCTTATCCGGAAGCAGTATCCTTTGGTGCAAGAGCTACAAATTACATATATGACAATTTACAAGGATATGGTTATGGTCGGGCTGTTCCCAACTCAAGTAAGTTTGTTGGTGGAATAGTAATGACCTTTATGGTTACTGGAGATTTAAGTATTTTAACATACTTTAATGACTGGTTTGATTCTATGTATGCAAAAAATTCTAATAATGTGTTTACAGTACCTTTCTATGATGATTCTGTTTTAGGTTCTGAACTATATTTGACATACTTAGATCTAAACGGCAATCCTTCTCCAGGGCGTTCTGTGTGGACATTTAAAGAAATTTATCCTGTAGAGTGTATGCCATTAGAACTGTCATCAAAACCCGACTCTCCACTTTTATATCAGGTTGTACTAAATTATCGAAACATTGAAAGATCTGCAGGAAACTAATATGGATATTTTAAATTTATTTAAAGATGCTCAACCAAAGTTTGAAACAACTTTACCGTTTAGTAAAAAACAAGTTTTGTTTACTGCATTTAAGGTAAAAGATGCAAAAAAAATTGCTTTGGTACTACAAGAAAATAATAAGAAATTATCTTTAATTGCTCTTTATGAGTGTATTAAAGAAAACTGTAATTTAAAAAATATTGATGATTTGTGTTTAGCAGATGCCGAGTATTTATTTTTACAAATTAGATCTAAAAGTGTTGATGAACTTTTAAATGTCCTAGTTAATGGTAGTAAATATCAGATTCAAATTAATAATATTATTACAAAAAATAATTTACAGATAAAAACAATTTTAATAGGATCTTCAATTGTTTTAAATTTAGAATCTCCAGTACTGTCAGATTTGTTAAAACAGGACAATTTTGACGATCAGACTTATGCAAAAGCATGTATTAAAAGTATAAACATATCTGGACAAGTATTTTACCTAGATAAATTTTTAAATAAAGAATGTCAAGATATTATTGATAATATTCCAATTTCAACAATTAAAGATCTTAATAAATTTGTAGAAACCGAACCTAGACTTTATTTTGCTATAAAGGATGAAATAAATGAAAGTGAGGTAAACGGTTTCCTAAGTTTTTTTATCTAGCATCTAGTTACTTTGATGTAATTGATTATTATAAAACTAATTTTTCATTATTTAAAGAACTAAAATGGTCAATATCTGATATTGAAAATATGTATTTTTGGGAGAGAGAAGTTTATATAAGTGTTTTAGTTAATCACAATCAAGATCTACAACAGCAACAACAACACAATTCCACAGCAGGACAATACATTGGATAACACAAGTAAAATTGATATTCAGGCAGAAAAATTAGCTTTTAATGATTCTATTGTACAATCGGGTACATATAACGATATGGCAAAACCATCAGAACCAGTTTCAAAAATGGAATTGCCAAAAACTGAATTGATAGGAGAAAGGGCAAATATTCCATCGATTGCAATGGCACCTGTTGCTCCACCAAGTAACTATGAGACTGATGACAGAATTAATATGAATCCAGTCGTACCGGCTTCTCGTGAATCTAAATTATTAAATATGCAAACCAGTTCACCAGATAATGTAACTAGTAAAAAAACAACAAATATAGAAAACCAGATATCACAGAGCATATTACCTTCAATTCAAAAAATTGCACAGCAGGTAAATGATATGGGTGCATCTCAAGGAAAAAAAACCAGTATGACTGAAGAACGCCCTACACTTGCCCCAGTAAATTTAATTTTTATGGAAAAATGTGCTAAGGCAACCCAATCACCTGCATGGTCATAAAAAAAGCCCCCTTGCGGGGGCTTTTCTCAGTCGTTTTCCATTTCAGAGAAGTACTTCAGAGGATCTTTTTCCTCTACATCTTCTGATGCAATAGGATTCGAATCTACATCATCTTCAATACTCTTAGCTGATGCAAACTGTGCACGAATATCGTCACCAGTGATCTTATTAAAACGATCCTTGAGTTCTTGATGACTCTTAAACTGACTCTTGTCAGTAAACTCCTTAAGAGCATATTGCGTCTTCCAAAGTTCTTCTAACTTCTTATCATCTCCACCAAGGAGAGGAGCAGGAGATGAAAACTCGGAACGATCATAGTTTACATAACCACCTACGTTGCGAATCTTGATCTTGAAGTCAGCACCAGTCCAAAAGTTAAAGGGATCTACTGCCTTCTCGTCTTGGTATTCTGGATGAGCAAGTCCCTGAATCTTCTGAAAGATCTTGGTACCGTACTGATAAAGGAAAACCTTTCCCTTATTCTCTGGGTTTGCAGGATCTTCAAGAACAAGAATGTTGGAGATGTAAGTCAACTTACGCTTACGGTTTCTTGCAATATTCTTGTCGTCTTCAATACCACTGTTCCACAGTTCTGTGTTTGCTTCACAGATAGGGCACTTCTCTCCAAGAGTCGTTGGGCAGTTCTCGAATAACCAGCCACCCTTTCCCTTGAATGCATGGCTGTAGATAGAAACAAACGGACTATCTTCTCCTGCAATCTCAGGAAGGAATCGAATTACTGCGTAACCGTTTCCTGACTTATCGATACCGGGCTTCCAAATACGTTCATCTTTGTAACTCTCCTTTGAGGTGAGCTTATCCATACGCTCGGTTAGGGATGCGACTGAGTTCTTACTCTTCTTCTTAAAATCTGAAAAATTTGCCATATGTAACTTTCTTTCCCCAGGGATCTACCCTGGCCTTTGTCTTTTAATTATATCACGAATAAACGGTCAGTCAACTGGTAGCTTCTTTGTTTTACAGTTTTTTAATAAATGTTTTTCTTTGGCTTCAATTTGAATTTTTTCTACAATTGGTCTACTTACTAATTTTCCAGCAGTACCGGGATCTATACCCATTTCTTCTGCTAATTCTATAATTGCATCCATAAAACTCAGTTTTGTGAGAGTTACTCTCTCTAAAACTTGGTTTGAAAATTTTTCTTTGGCGGTCTCATCTATATACATGACTACAGTATATATCGTAAATCAAAATAATCAATAATTAAATACATCTAAATATTGATGACTCATTCTAGGTAAAAACTATGGGAAGCACAACAGACTCAATTCCAATTCAAACATCTGGTCTTACCGCAAATATTGCTACTGATTATATCGGTACAGGTGGAATCACTGGACATTACCAATTAATCAAACTAGCATATGGCGTTGCTGATTCTGCAACCATAGTTAGTAGCTCGAATCCCTTCCCCGTAACCATTGCGGCTGGTATGACTGCTACAATTTCTGGATTTACCGGAACCATTCAGGTTCAGGGTGTTGGTGGTGGTACTCCGGTACCAGTATCTGGAACTGTTGTAGTTACCGGTATCACTACTTCACAACTGTATGTTACTACTACAAGTGGTTCTAGAGTTGAAATTACTGGTGGTATTCCGCTTACCAAAACCAGTGATGCAGTCTCAGTATTTGGTCCAAATGGTCTAACCTACGTTTATACTCATCTTGTTGACGCTGCAGGAAATTCATTAAGTTATACTAACGGTGCCTTGAATGTTAATATTCAAGGAGTTACTATCAGTACAACCATTC